CCAACTGCCACCTGGATCCCACTGGTTCTCTAGTTCGTGGAACGGTGAACGCCAAGCGCCTCCTACCGTTCACGTATGACCAGGATGCGGTGTTTGAGCAGCACCTCCAGATCAACGGACAGGATCGTATGGATAAGCGCTACGGTGACTACTTCAACTCTGTCCAGACCCTCCAGCACCACACTGGTTATGGTTCGACCGTTCAGACGTCGACGAGCTTACCCGTCCACCAGCCCGGCATCTACTGCTACTCGTTCGCGCTGAAGCCCGAGGAGCACCAGCCGTCTGGAACGTGCAACTTCTCGCGCATTGATACGGCTACGATCGTAATGAGCATGGGTGGCAACGTGACGATCAACCCTGATATTGATTTCAGCTGGGATGTGCGCGTCTACGCCGTGAACTACAACATTCTCCGCATCATGTCGGGCATGGGCGGTCTGGCGTACTCGAACTAAACTCCTGCTTCATCTTCTCCAAATACAGAATAGCGTCCATGAGTTCTTCTTGAGTATGCTGAATCCAATCTAAAGGCTTCAAATCCTTACGATCCAAATTCGTTCCGTACTTCTTAAACCCAAAATCTGCGCGGCTTTTAAAAGCAGATATGACGGCTGTAACTACAGAGTCATATTTCGGTTCCATTTTCATTTCATACTGACGTATACGTAAACTAAAAAATAGGATTGTTCAATCCCAAATTTTAGTTTTTATTTAAGGTTCATTTAGAACATGTTCAGGTCAGACATACTGATCGAACTCTCCTTCTCCGACTCCTTCTCAAGAATCTCGTGGACAGTACGGCGTTCCTCTTCGAAGATCGCATGATCTTCTTCCGTACCTTCCGGCAACTTAGTCTCGTCAATCAGGATATCCACGAACCCAGTTCCGCACGGTGGCTTCTGTCCAAACATGATATTGGCCGAAACTCCGCGCATATTGTCCGATTCGCCCGTCAGCGCAGCATTGAACAGATGCTTGGCCGTTTCCTCGAACGATGACTTGGCCAGTACACCATTCTCCGTATTCTTGGACATTCCAGCACGATCAGCTTTCAGGAAGAACCCAGGGTACGTCATTGCGTCTACGAGCGTAATCAGATGATGGTAATTGATTGATGAACTAGCGAATGCCGTATTGAATTCGCGCATCAGAGCAATTCGCGCTGCTTCAATTCCAAACACATCCTTGATCTGATGAATATCGTTTGAGAATGAGCGCAGAGGGTCAGTGTTCGGAACTGTTGAAAGGTCCAGTAGATTCCTGCCTTCAATATCAAGTACCCACTGGGAAGCTGCAACATACCCTCCAGTCTTCTCATCGTATGTAAGTTCATCCTTGACTTCGCGAGGGTATACTAGCCCAACACCCTCAATACCCTTCAATACAGTATCCAGCAACTTATCTTCAATGAATCGCAGTGCCAGAATGTTCTTCACGACATCGGCAGCAAACACGATACGCATCACCAACTTACCGGGCGCATTCGTGTCGGAGTGAATGCACTCAAACGCTTTCACTACACGATTGTTCTGGATCTTGGCAGCAATCATCGTCATATCAATCACGTTACGAGCAACCATTTCCATATCGTCAAACTCTAGACGTATGATCCATGGAGACGTACACAGCTGACCATTAGTGACTGAGAACTTCTGGTACGACTGAAGAATATCCCGATCTTCCTGTACGTATGTGTTATCGGAGAGTGGGTTGGGGTCGTAGTAAATACGCACAGACTTCGTGATATCACGCAGCGTCGTCTTCTGAATCTCACGCTTTTTGGCGATGGCCGCATCCTGTGATCCAGCTACTGAAGCGTCCAGATAGATCGTGTCAATCGGAGTCTTAGGATTGGGCGAAGCACTGAGAAGCTCCATAATACGCGGCACACCTCCAGTAGCATTCGCAGCTGACGTACCGGCCGAGTGGAATGTGTTGAGTGTAAGCTGAGTCGTTGGTTCACCGACTGACTGTGCAGCCAGTGTACCGACCATTTCGCCCGGGTGAACCTTGGACTTAATGTACCGGAAATGAATATCCTTCAACATCTCATCGAACATGGCTTTCGTCAAACGCATACTGATGATTGATTTCTTGGGAGCAAAGTGGTATCGCAGCAGAATGTGGAACAGCTTGTTATGACGAGCGAATGGCTGAGAGCACATCTTATCAAGTTCGTCAACGACATATACTGGCGTTAAGTCGGTCTTGACAGAGTAAGGGTTCTTGTACTTCTCGACCATTCGCTCGAAATGCACTGGTGCAAACACCGTCTCTTCCTTATGGAATCGAAACACATTGCGTACAAGCGTATCACGATCTTCAATGATGCGATCAACCATATCATGAAACTCTTTGACTTCACCTTTCACTACTGCCGAAATATCATCGGCGGAAATCGCGAAGTCTCGGAAGATCTGTTCCATGGACATTAGACCTAGTGGGAGCGTCTGCTTCTCGACACACACCGAATCAATTCCGTCACCGCCATAATTGAACTGTACAATAGCACCATTGACGTTACGAACAGTTCCGTCATACTCTACATGAATATCCTCCATCGTTTTTACCAGTCGGCGCTGGATGTACCCTGAATCGGACGTCTTAATAGCTGTATCAATAAGACCTTCGCGGCCACCCATGGCGTGGAAGAAGAACTCAGCTGGACGAATACCGCCAATAAAGTTAGACTCTACGAAACCACGAGACTCAAGACCGTCGTCATACTTGTGGAAGTGGGGAAGAGTGCGGTCCTGAAGCGTGTACTGAATACGCTTACCACCTACTTGCTGCTGGGACAGCAGAGCCATCATCTGAACAATGTTGAAAGCATTGCCTTTAGCTCCTGATTCAACCATCTGGTACATCCGGTTATCCTTCTCCAGCTTATCCATAACTTCCTTTGAAACAGTATTGTTCGTATCTCCAATGACCTTCATAATCTGGTTCTCGAGTTCCTCGCCGTTTTCGCGACCATCGGCGTTGAGGAACGTACCCGAATGAACTGAAGACATGATGTCTGCAATCTTCTGCTTACACTCTGCGATCTTGGTCTTGATAAACTTATCAGTCTCAGTATTCACAATCAGATCAGAAGGACCTACTGAGAATCCAGAGAACAGATTGTACTTTGTGACAATATTCTGGACATCGTTAATGAACTGTCCGGCGCGCTTGGGCCCGAAATCGTTGAAGATTACGTGAATTGCGCCCTTAGACGCTGACCCGTATGCACCCTTGCCCATAACTCCAGACTTCAGTTCACCATTCACGACTTTCGCTTCGCCATTCAGGTTCATGAGCGGGAACGTAGTGGACATGAGTTCCTTGCCGGTAATTGGGCGATCCTTGCGGCGGTACGTCGATAGCGGCTTCTTCATTCGCGCCATGATGTTCATCGCAATATGTTCAGGAACATCTACGTGATCCTGTGATACCCGGAACGAACCTGTAAGCGTATCCTGAATAATCGTGATAATTGGAGAATTCGTGCGTGGAGAGATGATCTGATTCAGCACGGTTGCCAAAGTTTTCAGCTCGGTCGCTGACGCAATGCTCTGAGGGACGTGCATGTTCATCTCGTCGCCATCAAAGTCTGCATTGTAAGGCTTGGTAGCACTTACGTTCAGGCGGAAGGTTGAGAACGGCAGGACACGAACACGATGGCATTCCATTGAAGCCTTGTGCAGCGATGGCTGACGGTTAAAGAGTACTGAATCGCCATCGATCAGGTGACGATGGACTACATCGCCCTGCTTCAGATCAATCGTTTCCGGGTTGATGAATTTTAGGTTGACTGAACGATCGTCGTGCTTGATGTAGACAGACTTGGCACCAGGATACTTCCCCGGTCCGTTGCGGACATACGACATCAGCCGATCGCGGTTGTACATCGTAACGATTTCGGGGAACGTCAGGTTTCGCGCAATCTCTTCAGGAACACCCAGCTCATCCACATCAATATTGGCATCGGGCGTAATAACTGAACGAGCTGAGAAGTCTACGCGCTTACCCATCAAATTACCACGAACACGGCCAGTCTTGGCACCAAGACGAGACTTGAGAGTCTTTAGAGCACGACCGGACCGCTGAGCGGCGGGAGGAATGCCCTTGATATCGTTATCCACATAGGTCGCAACATCGAACTGGAGGATATCCGTATACTTATCAATCATATCTGCCGAATCGCCCTTATCGATACGATCCTGCAGCTTCTGGTTATTACGAACAATATCAATCAGCTTATGCGTCAAATCATCCTCCATGCGCTGATTGTCGTCCATAATCACTGACGGACGTACTGTCAGAGGTGGAACGGCCAGAACCGTACACACCATCCAATCTGGACGGCTGAACTTGGAATTGAATCCAATGAGATCAACATGCCGATCAGTGATGCGCTGGAACGTCCGCAGAACCATCTCAGGCTGGAGCGGAATTGGGTCACCCTCGTCATACGTCTTCGCCTGTAGCTTGGCGACCGTACCCTCCTCTTTCATGACCTTTGCGATTGTTGGCGAGTTGCAGTGCGCACACGCCGAAGACTCTTTTAGTTCGTGAGTCTTATAATCAGTAGTACGTTCCCGCACAGCATTGAACCGATCCATACCCTTCATCTTTTCGGCAATTTCCTCGAGTTCCGCGTCGGGAAGGTAAGGGTTTGAGCAGTTCAGGCATACTATCTGTAGAACCTTGACTATCTGGTCAAGGAACTGGTAGAGGTACACTGGACGAGCCAGAGTAATGTGACCGAAATGACCTGGGCATAGAATATTGTTCTGCTTACAGGTCGGGCAAATCTTGCCGTTCTCAATTACGCCGAACCGGGAATCAAAGACTCCACCTGCTACAGGCTGATCTTTATTTTGATGCGTCTTGTCAGTCATAACATGAACGACACTGCGCTTGACGATTTCATCGGGGTTTGCGATTCCGAACTGGACACCGATGATAACGTCGCCCATTATTGTATTAGTCTGTATAGTCTTTAGATTCATTCTTCCATTTTTCAGATAAATATAAAAATATACGGAACTAAATAAATGTTCCATAAGGGAAGGTTTACTCCATTTGGTAAGAAGCCTGTTGTAAGCATCCCAGTGCAGTCTACACCTGCGCTTGTTTTAGAATCGACTTCTCCAAAAGTTGAAGTACCAGTTCCTGAGGTTGTAGTTCCCGAGGTTGTAGTTCCTGAGGTTGTAGTTCCTGAGGTTGTAGTTCCTGAGGTTGTAGTTCCT